AGACACCATTTACTGCGTACTGAGGGGGATCGTAGTAAGCACCATCAAGGGTTTGGTATGCCCAAGTGAAATCCACCGTGCTTACACCTTGAGGAATGGTTGCTTCTATTTTTACCCAATGAGCAGCACCGCTACATCCGTTATAGTCAGGACCGTGTAGAGTGATCGCATCACCGATTAACTCAACAGATCCACCACATGATTGAGATTGACTGTATGTCCACTCGCCAAGCGCATCGGCTTTAGCAGAATACGGTGTTGGATAAAACCAAGCGAAAATAAGTGCGGGCAGAATTACCCAAGAACCTTTTCTAAATCTAATTCTTTTCACCTATAGATTATAGTTTAATAGTTATTCTTAAGATAAGTGTTAACTAATAGTTACTTCAATCCACGCTAATGATTCTTCATCCCAAGTGTAATCACCTTCAGGTTTTGGTGTTGGTGCTTGCCAATCATTATTCGTGTCCAATGTCCACGAAGCAAATGGTTTCGGTGCAACAAATTCATCTTTGGCTTCATCATAAGCGAATCCTATTCCTGCATATTGTTTACGAATACGATTTGTATAGCTCGTTTGAATCCATGTGCCACCGAGTAAGTTATTACACCAATTAGCCCCATCTGCTTCGTGTTCGTCTGCGACCACGATAACCCGTAGGACTTTGTTGTTTGAATCTATTTCTGCAAAATGTGCCATTTCTTTTCTCCTTTTACCCGATTGGGTATCTAATAATAACAATTCCTGAACCACCATTACCAGCGACCCAAGGGGCATTACGCTGACCAATACCTCCGCCACCTGAACCTGTGTTTGTTGAACCATTAGTAGGCGTTGCTGTTCCGACAGCGCCATTACCACCGATGCTTGAACCACCAGTACCAGCAGTACCGTGCGCTCCTGCACCACCACCTGCTGCGTATGTTACAGACGAACCCGTGATGGATGACGCTAGACCCACACCACCAGCGCCACCCTGAAGCGCAGAACCATTCCCGCCCGCCGCACCTGCACCACCGCCACCGCCACCTGCGGATTGTGCGCCTGCACTTACGCCATGACTAGCACCACCAGCATTACCTTGACCTGATGTACCTGCTACAGAAGAACCAGCACTATCAAAACCTCCACCACCGCCAGATGAACCACCTGTGCGACCAGCGTTGTATGAGCCGTCACGGTTTCCACCACCACCACCACCCGTGGAAGTGACGGAACCAAAAACAGAATCCGAACCGTTGTTTGCTTGACTCGTATTATCTACAGCCGTTCCACTAGCACCAGCACCAACCGTGACCGTATAAGAGGTTCCAGCAGTCAAAGGTTGTGTTCCCGTTCGCATACCGCCTGCACCACCACCGCCACCAGTAGAGTTACCACCTGCACCACCGCCTGCGACAACCAAATACTCTGCCGTCACCAACGAAGGAGCCGCAACCGTAACAGTCACCGTACCAGTAGCCGTAAACGACCAAACCGTATACGCACCCGAAACAGTAGAACTACCACCTGTAGCCGTAACAGACAAACTTTTTGCGGTTGCATCGGCTGTGAGATAACGGAAAATGACAACACCCGAACCGCCGTTGCCAAAACCCACACCATATCCACCGCCACCACCCGAACCAGTATTTGCTGTACCTGCAACACCAGCAGCAGGAGGTACTTCACCACTACCACCACCACCCGAACCTCCAGCACCAGCAGCATAGTTACCTGCACCACCACCGCCACCAGCGCGAGTAACAGAAGTACCTGTTATAGAAGATGCCAAACCTGCACCACCAGCACCGTTTGTTCCAGCAAGCGATGCACCACCAACCGCTCCAGCACCACCACCACCACCTGCACCATAATTTCCTGGTGCTTGTGCAGCCGCCGCCCCACCGTTGTTTCCTTGTGATGGCGATGTGGAAGGAGTGTTACCAGCACCACCGAGCGCACTTACTGCGCTAACCGTTGCGCCACCGCTACCGCTACCACCACTATTGCCAGTAACACCCTGACCCGTTACACCACCACCGCCACCTGTGGAGGTAATAGTTGAAAAAACAGAATTAGAACCATTTGTAGCAGTACCACCACCTGCACCAACGGTCACGGTATAAGAACTTGATGTTAGTGCCAAAGAACCTGTACGGTATCCTCCTGCACCACCACCTGAAGAATACCCTCCACCGCCGCCAGCAATAACCAAATACTCGGTATCCAAACTGACAGTAGCCTGCGAACCAAACGACAAAGTACCAGTAGATGTGAAAGTATGCACCTTATAAAACACACCAGCCACAGACACATACGACTCAACACCACCATTAAAAGTTTGTTGCAACTTGTAACGAGGATTCTGATTCACATACTGTGAAACTTTTGTTCTACCACCACGCATTAGCCGACCAAAGCCTCCACTTCAGCATCAGACAAACCCAATGCTTTTAACTTTGCTTGAGCCGACAATTTTGCAGCAGCCTTAGCATCTGCCTCAGATTGTCGTGCCTCTTCAGCCGTAGCAAATGCAGCCGCATCAGCCTCACGCTGAGCCAATTCTTCTGCTGTTAACTCTACTTCGGTTGTGACACCTGTAGAGCAATTTACTTCTAATTTTGTTGCCATAATAAGACCTCCTAAGTCTAACTGTTTTTGATTCCGTATAGAGACGCTGATGAATACTGTAAAAAATTAGAACCCGAAGTTCCTGAATATACTGTAAGAGAAGTAACAGCAGCAGTGCTAGACCATAAACCTGCAACCAAATCGGTATAAGCAGTTGTTGCATTATTTTCTGTAACAGAATCAACACTGAACGATTTATAGTTTGCTGAAGTGTAATTGGGTATATAAATGGTTGTATTTCCAAAGGTGTTTGCTGTTGCTGTGTCACAAACAAGGTTGCCTGCGTGTAAAGAATAAGATGAAGAAAGTCCCGATGTACCATTACCATACACAAACTTGTTGGTAATGTTTGATGTTGAACCGTTGAAATTTATAAACATATCGTCTGCAACAGCAGAACGAGAAGCACGACCACTAACAACCATCAACAAGTCTGTATAGGTTTGTGGAATAGACGAAAACACGATGGTTGAAGCACCGCTAGGTGAATCTACCGTTGTAGTTGCAATCAAATTATATGCAGCCATTACGCAGCCTTAATCCCGTACAAAGTGAATGTGCAACCAACTTTGTAATTGTTTGAACCAGCAGTCAAAGTAACAGAAGTAATTGCACTTGTACTTCTCCACAAACCAACATCGTTTTCAATGTATGCACTAGCCTCTGGACCTTGCGCAAAAGCAGTTTTGTATGTTGTTGTGTTGGTGTAGTTCATAATCTGTATTTTGTTCGGCACGAAATATGAATCACCATTTTGACTGTTTCTACCTGCACGAATATAAGCGACGCTAGTACCCCTAAAACTTGCAGCAGAAGAACCATCGCCAGCCAAAGTAGTAGTTGAATAGTTGGTTGCAGTATCAGAGTTGAAAGTCATTTTGTTTATTTCGGATGACCCAACAGTGGTTGTTGATGAGTTGGCAATCAAAACTAAATCGGTATAAGTCTGTGAGATAGAACTAAAAGTTATTGCACTCGCAGCCGTGCCTAAAATTTTTGCTTCAATCAGTTCATACGCTGAAACAGCCATAACTATCCCTTAACCCCGTAAAGAGCAATATGTGAACCAGTCAAATAAGTTTTAGCACCACTAGAACCTAAGAAAAGTTCAATCGCCGTTACAGCAGACGAATTCATCCAAACACCAGAAATAAGGTTTGCGTCACCAGCACCGTTTGAATCTTTACCAGACAAAGTTCTAATCGTTTTGTATTTATTTGTGTTTGTGTAATCCAAAATATCCGTAATAGAAACATACGGATTTGTTGTATCCATTTGGTTGTTGTAGCCAGTAATGCGAAGGTTTGTTGTTGCAGTGGACGATGTAGAACTTGCGGCAGCGCCGTTTCCACTGACAAGATGCCATGCATAGTTAGAACCAGTATCACTGTTGAATCTGCTTTGTATATACCCATCAGTCGTGGCAACGGTTGATGTTCTTATTTGTAGATGCTTAAAGGTTTGTGGGATGCTAGAGAAAGTGACTGTGTTCTGACCATTTAAGGTTGTTGAATAGGTAGCAATAGATTCAAACACACCAAAATCAGGGTCAAAACCACTCACCCAAGACTGTGTATAAGTAGAAACCCTAGAGCGGGAATCGTAACGAAGCGTCATAGGATTTACGAAATCCTATTTACATATCCGTAAAGCACAATAGATGTTGCAGTAGCAGCATAAGCTTTAATAACTTTAGCTGAAGCATTACCCTGAACAGGTAAACCTGGAGCTACCAAAACAAGACCAGACTCTGCAGCAATTGTTAACTCAATATCATTGTCTCCAGCAGTTGTCCCGCCAAATTGTAATGTAAGTTTTCTTGCGGATGTATCATAATTCACTGCATAAATCCAAACTTCATCAATGACTGAAGTGTTGCTTGAACATGTATGAATCGTTGTACCAGGACTAGTTGTGTTAGCAACTGGGATGCCCAACCCCGTACCTGTTGTACCTGCTGGTTGAAATGTTAATTTTGTAAATGTTGCCATGTTTTCTCCTTAACTAAAAACTTGTATACCAAGAATTGCTTGATCAGAATCTGTAGCCGCCGCACCAATACCCCACTCTAAACCAGTAGCAGTAGATGAGTTAGCAAGAAGAGCTTGACCAGCTGATCCTACACCAAGACGAGCAATAGTTCCACTTGCAGTAGCAACTAAAATATCTCCCTTTGTAGTAACTGTAGTTGTAGAAATAGCTGTTGAAGGAAGCGATGAATAAGAAAGACTTCCCCAAGCAGTTGTGCCATCACCAATTTTATATTTTGCTGTATCAGTCTCTACACCCATCTCACCTTGTGCAAGGGTCGGGTTAGCTGAAGTCCAAGCCGCCGCTGTATCTCTTCTTAATTGTATGGAAACTGCCATTAGCCTGTTGCTCCTCCGCCAGAAAGTGTTGAAACACCACCATAAACAGTGTTTGCCATTCCGCCATCTAGATTAAATGAATTTAATGATACTGAAGTAGAAACCCCAATTAAAGTCCAAGATGTACCATTGTACAACCAGCTTTTTCCAGCAACAGAATATATATCATTAGTTGCTGGCGAGTTAGGGAAATCTATTGCAGCCATGTATTTTATTATCTCACATTTATTTTTGTTTGTCTACAGGGTAAAAGCAAGCCATGATAATGAAGTTTCATCCCAATAATAATTCCCGTCTGGTTTTGGGGTTGGGGCTTGCCAATTATGACTTGCATCCAGCAACCAAGATGGGTAAGGTTGCGGGGCGACAAATACATCTGCCTCTTCATTGTATGTAAATCCGATACCTGCATATTGTTTGCGAATACGGTTGTTGTACGAAGTCTGTACCCATGTGCCACCTAACAAACTGTTGCACCACTCTGCACCGTTGGCTTCGTGTTCGTCTGCGACCACGATAACCCGTAGGACTTTATTATTTGAATCTATTTCTGCAAAATGTGCCATTAGATTATTTCCTTTCTTGCTATAAAAACATTGATTTTCATGAAATAACCAAACTTCCTGAAGATGTAAAACTACGAATTGTATAACTTCCACTAGTTGTGGCGGTTCCACCAGTAACAGTTTTCCCTACAGCATCTGCGGTTAAATAACGAACAATAACTATTCCAGAACCACCAGCACCACCACTAGAACTATCCGAACCTCCGCCACCACCCGAACCATAATTTGCCGCAGCATTACCACCAGCCAAACCACCAGCACCATCAGGATTACCGCCATAACCCGCAATAGTCACATTTGTACCGTTTACAGCAGTAGAACCGTTAATGCTACCGTTTCTTGAACCTGCTCCACCACCACCTGCGCCACGAGTAACCGATGTACCAGTAATAGAACTGGCTATACCCGCACCGCCACGACCACCATATCCTCCACCCCAAGGAATGCCTGCGCCACCTGCACCACCGCCACCTCCATTCCAGGGACCATCACAGTTACCACCCGCATAACCTTGCCCTGCGGTACCAGCACTACCGTATGTATAGGCAGTTGTCCAAGCACTACCATTCCATGCAGATGATGCTCCACCACCAGAACCCCCAGTCGTACCAGATGAAGGATTATTTGAGGAACCACCATTACCACCACCGCCACCGCCAAGTGAAACAACTAAAGCAGCGATAGAAGAATTACCTCCTGCGGTTCCGCTAGATGAAGAACCAGCACCAACAGTAATAGCATAAGTACCAGCAACAAGAGATAACGGTGATTCTAAAGTTCCACCACCACCAGTTGACTCTCCAGTTACGGACGAACGATATCCACCTGCGCCACCACCACCTGCAACACCGTAACTACCACCAGAACCACCTGCACCGCCACCTGCAAGTACAAGATACTCAACACTTAAAGGAAATGTGGTTGTACCCAAACCTGTACCAAGCCAAGTACCAACCTGTGTGCCAACACGACTACGAGCACGAGAGTTGCCCATTATGCAATCACCAAACTGCTAGACGCTGTAAAAGTATGCACCGTGTATGAACCCGAAGTGGTAACAGTTCCGCCAGTAACAGTTTTTCCAGTTGCATCAGAAGTCAAATAACGGCAAATCACAATGCCTGAACCACCAGCAACACCAGCATAGGCAAATATCATTCCACCGCCACCGCCACCGCCAGTGTTTGCTGTACCAGCCAGAACACTAGAACTGCCACCGCCACGACCACCGCCACCAGCACCACCTGCACCACCTGCATAAGGGAATGTACTTACACCTGTTGGAACTGCACCACCACCACCACCGCCAGCATAAGTTGTTGATGTGCCGTTAATACTTGATGCAGTGCCGTTGCCGCCAGCACCGCCAGTAGTTGCATTAGTGCTTCCATTAGAACCAACAGCACTTGCTCCACCGCCTCCGCCACCACCATTGCCAGAACCACCACCAGAGCCACCGTTATTTCCTTGACCAGATGTGCCTGTACCAGCAGTGCCGTTTGAGTTTGAACCACCACCGCCTGAACCACCACTGACAGCACCTGCACCATATCCGCCACCACCACCACCACCAGTAGAAGTAATCGTGCTGAACACAGAGTTTCCACCAGCAGTACCACTTGTTTCAATACCACCTGCACCACCACCGCCAACAGTTGCTGTGTATGTTCCATTAGCAAGAGATAAAGTTCCCGTTAGCAAACCACCTGCACCGCCGCCACCACCACCACCCCATCCAGAGTTGGATTGATAACCGCCACCTCCACCACCAGCGACAACAAGATACTCAACACTTAAAGGAAATGTGGTTGTACCCAAACCACCAAAAGCACTATTCAACCAAGAACCAACCTGAGTATTGTTTAGCGAACGGAAATCATATAAACGACCCATACGAGTTTATGCCGTTATACGATTAACATACCCAAAAATTGAGATTTGACTAGCCGTGTTAGCAAATGCTCGGACTACCTTTGCAGAAGCATTACCCTGAACTAAGAGACCTGCAACTACAAGAACTAAACCGTTCTGTGCCGTCAAAGTTTGTTTAATTACATCTTTAGGTGCTGTTACACCGCCATATTCAATAGTTAGAAGAATAGAGGAAGTATGGTTATTATATGCATACAACCAAACCTCATCAATTGTAGTAGCAGTATTTGATGCTGTATGAATCGTTGTACCAGCCGTAGCTGTATTCGCTACTAAAATACCCAAACCATCGCCCGTTGTACCTGCAGGTTGTAATGCTAATTTACTTAATGTTGCCATGTGTTATCTCCTTTTAAGACCATATCTGTGTTGCTAAAAATACTTGATCATTAAACGCATCAAACCCGCTTCCTGTAGAAGCCGCAGTTAATCTACCTTGCGCATCAACAGTAATATTTGCTGTTGTATAAGCACCTGCTGTTACAGCAGTATTAGCAAGCTTAGCAGCAGTCACATTAGCGTCAAGAATCTTTGCTGTTGTTACAGCATCGGAAGCAATCTGTGTTGCTGTAATCGTAGCATTAGCAATTTTGCCTGCAGTTACAGCGAGGTCATTAATCTTTCCTGTTGTTACAGCAAGATCATTAATCTTTGCTGTAGTAACACCTAAATCTGTTAATTGGCTGGTTGTAATCAACCCGCCCGTCATCTCCCAAACAGAACCCGTCCATGTATATGTGCGGGAACCAACCGTAAAAACTTGATTAGTGGTCGGGGAAGATGGAAGTGTAAATGCCATTAGATACCTCCAAGAAGTAGTTGTGCTTCTTCAGCGGTGATTCCTAGACGGGCAAGTAATGCTTCACGGGCTACGGCTTTGGCTGTAATTTCTTCGTCACGGGCTGTAGCGGATGCTTTGTCTATTTCAAGTTGTGTTAATTCATCTGCGTTCATGTCACGGTCTATCACGGTGTCACCGTCAATGATGCGTATTTGTGGTATTGTCATGTCATCTCCTAACTAAGTGCGTATCCGTAAACATTGACTGTTCCAGTAAATGTTCCAGAAGAAGTAAACAATGTGAATGCTGTGTATTGCGTTGTATTATCCAATGAACCCATATGTGTCATAGCACCATAGGTAGTGTCAACACCAAAACCTCCTGTGATATAGGTGCGTTTAGCCAAATTAGGGTTGATGATGTCAACAGTTGCACCAAAATCAGTTGTTTGCATATAAAACGGAGCCCAAAAAGTACTGCCTTGCGTACCAAACGCAGAAGTAGCAGTGCCACCAGTTGACACCGCGGGATTATAATTAACATAGCCCGAAGTAGTTGAACCCAAACGCATATATGCATAAGAACCTGAAGTAAATGTAACATTAGACAAAACTATTCTGTATGCGTCATAACTGCTACTAAACACGCTGCTAAAAGTTGTGGTACTACCTGACAACGAACCGCCACCGACACGCACCAAGCCACCGTTCTGAACAACCCAAGCAGAACCATTCCATGCCAAAGTCTGAGACACCGTTGTATCATAAATAAGTTGACCAACAAAGGGCGAAGAAGGGCGTGTAGCAGTAGTAACTACACCTGGCTTAACAACCGAAGAAGCCCCTAAAACAGAACTAAAAGCCATTACTCTCCCTCAACAACAGCAGGAGGAGTGAAATCTGATGTTGCTTCATCATAAATAAACCCGACACCTGCATATGTTTTACCTTCGGTATCAAAAAATGTTTCAACCCAACGACCCGTATATCTGTCGGGGTTTGATTCTAAAAAATCACGCATAACAACAGCTACATGTGTAACAACATTGTTATCGTCTAGTTGTGCAAAATATTGTGCGCTCATATATCTCCTATTCTACCACTTATGCTGTTCTGTATCTAATGTAAAGGATGCCTTGAAAACCAGCACCACCCGTACTGTATGCACCGCCACCACCTGAACCATATCCAGTAGCACTTGTTGCATTACCAGTTCCAGTACTTCCTGTTCCACCAACTCCACTACCACCAGTTCCAGCAGTAGAAGCACCATGTGAACCACCACCGCCACCAACATAGGCGGTACTTCCACCGATAAATGTACTTATGTCTTCTCCAATACCACCGTTTCCACCAACTGCACTAGTTACAGAAACTCCAGCACCGCCAATTCCACCACCACCACCTCCACAGTTACGGTATGTAAAGTTACTTGCTCCACCTTGAAATCCAAAACTGTCACCTAAAAGATTTCTTCCATAAATACCATTTGACTCGTCACCACCGCCACCACCACAACCGCCGTGAATTGAATCAGCATTTGTTGTTACGGTTTGTGTAGTTCTATTACCAGCACCACCACCAAGAACTGAAATTATATTTCCAAATTTTGTTACTCCACCGTGAACACCGTTATATGGAGACCCTGCGGCTCCGCCAGCCCCAATAGAAACAGCATATGTTGTTGCTGATAAATAGACGGTTGTTCGTAATCTCCCACCAGCGCCACCTCCACCAACGGAATAACCACCACCGCCTGCACCGCCTCCGCCTCCGCCTCCAAGGGCATAAATATCAAAGAAACCAGCGGTAGAAACCGTCAAGGTACCATCAGAAGTAAAAGTCAAATAGTTGTATGTAACACCATCAACGGTTGTTGAAGTTGGTCCTGTACCACCTGTAGCAACACCATAACCCGCTGTTGTAGCAAGAGCATCACCTTCAATACGGCGGCGAATATAAACAACTCCAGACCCGCCTGCACCTGCTGCGCCTGAGCCATTGCATCCTCCACCACCACCCCCACGATTAGTTGAGCCAGCAACGCCACTTCCGTTAAGTGTTGATGCTCCAGAACCACCGCCATCTACGCCCGTTCCACTACTACCTGAACCTCTTGCACCGCCACCACCACCGCCAACAGTATCTGTTTTTGTTCCACCTGAAAAAGTACTTGGCGATATACCTGCACCTGGAGCACCGCCAACTGACCCTGTTCCGTTACTGCCAGACCCTGCTGAACCCGCACCGCCACCACCGCCACCTGCGGCACCATCTGAGGAACCATTACCACCCGAAAAGCCAATGTTTGGTGCTGTAGTTGTTGCGCCTGCTTTATTGTTATTGCCTCCACCTCCTGCAACAACACCAGTTGCAGCCACACCGTTTCCTCTACCACCTCCACCACCGCCAACAGCATAATAAATTGTTCCAATGGTTGTTGCAAATCCCGAACCACCATTATCATCAGTTACAGCCGCACCACCTGCACCAATGTCAACCGCATAAGTTGCTGGAGATAGATAGATTGTTGTTTGCAAAACACTTCCGCCACCGCCACCACCACCGTTTTGGTTAGTTGAGGAAACATTGCCTCCACCTCCTGCTGCCCCTGCACCAACCGCAAACATGTCAAACCAACCACCTGTAGAAACAACAAAGTTTCCATCGGAAGTAAAGGTATGTAACTTATATGAAACACCTGAAACGGTAATGTTTGTTTCTGTACCACCCGACCCGATTCCGTATTGGGTTGCTAATCTTTTTGGTCGTGCGCCAGAGATACCCATTTATGACCCCAACAATAGTTGTGCTTCTTCAGCGGTAATACCTAGACGAGCAAGTAATGCTTCACGGGCTGCTGCTTTAGCAGCAAGAGCATCGGCTTGTGCTGCGTTTGTAATTTTGTCTGCCTCATATTGAGCAAACTCCACATCAGTCATTTCACGATGTTCCGCACCATCAAAAACAATTGGCTTTGTTGTCATGTCAACTATCTCCATATCCGTAAACACGATAAGTACCCGTGATGGTGCCAGAACTAACATAAAGAGTCATAGAGTCAAATGATGTTGTAGCACCAAATCTTGCATTGTATTGAAATGAGCCGTCTGCCGTTGCATCGTTACCGTTTACGGTAGCAAACATGATTGTTTGTGCTGTTGCTTGCGGTGTTAAAACATCCATAGATAGTGCGGCGTAAGCAATTGAATAACCTAAATATAGATTGTCTGCGCTAGTGGATTCATTGGTTATTGCTGTGGCTGCACCATATCTACGCCCATATTCACTAAAATCATAACTAGATGCTGAATTGTCTGTGCCTGCTGTTCTAAAACGAATACGAAAATAATTAGCACCAGATACAGCACTCAACTGATAAATCACTTTATAATTTTTGTAAGTTGAAGTAAAACTATTTGTGGGCAAACTTGCTGTTGCTGATGCAGTAAAACTTCCACCAGTAATAAAAGTCAGTCCGCTAACTGGAGCCCACGCCGTACCTTTATACACCTGCAACGAATCGGTATCAGTCTCCGAAATAACCAAGCCATCAGCAGGCGAAGCAGGGCGAGTGGAACTTGTGTAAATACCTGGGTTTAGACCAGCATTACCTGATGCCTGAGAGATAGCCATGACTAGTTGTTCACCTTATTTCTAGCCAAAAGCGATTTGGAAATCTTTGCTTTATGCTCAGCGGACAACTTCTTGCCCTTATGTGCAATAGATAATTTCTTTTTTTGTTCAGCACTCATCCCAATACCTTTTTTCGGTGAAACCCAGCCAGCATCAAATTTGGCTTGTATGGTTGCACGAATCTTGTTTTTTTGTTCATCACTAATGGGTTTACCCACGCTCGTGTGAACCCAGCCAGCATCAATTTTTTTCTGATATTTGATTACTCGGTCTTGTTTCTGTTTGTCAGACAACTTGCGACCCGTTAAAGTTTCGGAAATCTTTTTGCGTGTATCAGTACTAATGACATGACCAATTGTTGATTCAGATAGTTTCTTACATGACTCGGCAGATGCTTTGAAACCATAACGACTTCCCGCCGTAGGCAAGATATTCATACAACACTCTTGACCAAATACTTCATCAAGATGTTTTTGTTCCGTAGATAAACAATCTTTCGCATCACAATACTCAATAACCTCAAAAGACATAACCCCATACTTGTTCCAAGCATGCTGCATATATGGATTACCGTGCTTTAATTTAACCAATTTGGTTCTATGTGCAGATTCACGGGAAAACAGGTTTACAGCAGAACCGATATATACAAGATTGTCACCAATGGTGATTTTGTACACGCCTGAAAGATTATTCATTTTAATTTGTTTTGTCCCATCCGATGCAAGTTATGTTAATTTTGGAAGCCGTATCGGACAAACCCTGCAAAGTCTCAGTCGTTAACAACACAAGTGCCGTATCAAACACCATCACATCATTCGCACCAATCGGCAACGCCGACATAATCCTGTTAGAAGCAGTAGCCGCCGAACCAATCGCCAAAGTCACAGTGCGGTCAACAGTATCTGTATTTGTAATAATAATTTGTTTTACAACATAAGTGTGACCAGATGCCACAGTGAACAATGTTGTAGTAGAAGTACCTAATTGGGTTGGGGCACAAAGCCTCGCTTCTGCTCTATCTCCTGATGCCATATTAACTCCCAATATCCATAATAATTAAAGCCGCATTTTTTGCGTCAGTCATAACATCTGAACTCACTGTTGCATTAATCCAGTTGCTACCATTCCATTGTAGCACTTGACCCGAACTTGCGCTAGTAATTGTTACATCACCAACATCATCC